CTACTTGCGAGGCGTGGCTAATACTCAACTTTCTCTTAACGCGGCCTCACCCAAAGATCGCAGCAACTGCTATCTCGGGCGCAAACCTGTCCGACAATTTATGGACAGAGCTAGCTCTCTGGGTTAACCGATCACAATTGCTGAGCCGCACATTCACGTGGACGAAAACTCGCATATTCGCCAAGGACCACCCGGAAACATGGTGGTGCTCGGCTAGAGCAGCATCGCAGACCGCAGACAAAAGCCAGCAAGCAAACACGCTGGCTGGCTTGCACGCAGATTATATTATGTTCGTGCTGGACGAGTCCGGCAGCATGCCGGAGGCGATCATGGCCTCTGCCGAGGCAGCACTGTCCAGTTGTAAAGAGGGCCATATCGTTCAAGCCGGTAACCCGACGGTACTCTCGGGCCCGCTCTACACCGCATGCACAAGCCAGCGGCGGCTGTGGTACGTGGTGGACATTAACGGCGACCCTGACAACCCAAAGCGGGCAACTCGCGTGTCTGTGCAGTGGGCGCGTGAACAAATTGAAAAGTATGGTCGGAACAATCCCTACGTCTTAGTAAACGTCTTTGGCCAATTCCCCCCGAGCAGCATCAACGTGCTTATCGGCCCGGACGAGGTCAGCGAGGCCATGAAGCGCTTCTACCGGCCGTTCCAGATCGGCACCGCGGCGAAGATCATAGCGGCCGACGTCGCAAGATTCGGTGACGATTCGAGCGTGCTCGCCAAGCGCGAGGGAATCCAGATGTATCCCTTCGACAAGAAGCGCAACATCGACAGCACCCAAGGAGCAGGATGGGTAGCGAGAGTATGGGACGACTGGGGTGCCAACGCATGCTTCGTCGACGCCACAGGCGGCTACGGTGCCGGCTGGATTGACCAGCTCAACAACATGGGCAGGGATCCAATCGGCGTGCAGTTTGCCGGCGAGGCCCACGAGAAATCCCGATATTTCAACAAACGTGCCGAGATGGCGTTCGAATTCGTCGAGTGGATCAAACGAGGCGGCGGATTGCCGGAATGTCCAGAACTGCTGGCCGCATTGACGCAGACCACGTACACGTTCTACCGGGACAGGTTCCTGCTGGAGCCGAAGGAAGACATCAAGATTAAACTCGGATACAGCCCAGACGAATTCGACGCCGCGATCATGACCTTCGCAGAGGTGGTCACCGTCAAGCCAGCAGCGCGGCGGCCACAGAAGTTGCAGGCAGCATACGACCCATTCGGGGAGGACCTTGAAACGCAGGTCAACAAGTCGTATGGAGGGAGTGCTCCGTACGACCCCTTTAGGTCTGGATGACATCATGCCCATTGCAAGGAACCAATGAAATGTCGTTCCTAACACCGATGCGAGCGGAAGCCGCAGCGCCGGCACCTCCGCCACCACCTCCAAACCCGCCTGTCTTAGCGAACCCAAACGCACAAGCTGCAGGCGCTGCAGCATCTCGGGCCGCAGCAGCCGCAGCCGGCAAGGGATTGGACAATACGATCGACACCAGCGCTGGAGGCGCCGCACAGCCAAATACTGCAAAAGCGACACTAGGCGGAGAAACCTAACGTGGCCCTCAGCGTCGCGCTCAACGCCGATGCGGCGTCGTACGAGCTTATGAGCGCAACGCTGCTCTCCAAGCAGCCACCAACGCTGCCAGACAAACCGACTAAATCCACACAAGAATGGGACACGACATTCACGTACCTCGAGCAGAGGCTCGGGATGCTGCGGACGTGGCGGTATTCGTGGTGGGCGTTTTGGGCGGTTCTAGCCAAGTTTTTCAAACCAAAAAGATTCCATTGGCTCGTCGTCGCCAATACGATGGACAGAGGAAATTATCTCAACGACCAGATCATCGATTCGACCGGAACGTTGGCAGTCCGCACATGCGCGGCCGGGATGTGGACTGGCCTCACCTCGCCATCAAGGCCATGGTTCAAGCTGGGCATAGGGCTGCCTTGGGTTGAGATGGACGCCGACGGCAAGGACTGGCTCGAGGACACCGAGCAGCGCGTTTATACCGTGCTCGCGCAGTCAAACTTTTACACCACGATGGCGCAGACGTTCCAGGACGTGACGGTATTTGGCACGGCGCCGGTCATCATCTACGAGGACGCCGAGGACGTGATCCGGCTCTATCTGCCGTGCGCGGGCGAGTATTACCTAGCGGTCGGCGCGCGCTTTTCGACCACCACGCTGTTCCGCGAATTCACGCTGACGGTCCAGCAGATCGTCGACATGTTCCAACTCAAGAACTGCCCGCAGCAGGTGCGAGCCCACTGGGGCAAAGGCGGCGCATCACTCGATATGGAATTCGTGGTCTGCCACGCGATCGAGCCTAACTTCCAACTCTCGAACCGCGGTGACAGCACCGCCAAGCCGATCAATGTCGTGCCCGGCGTGTTCACGTACCGAGAAGTCTACTGGCTCAAGGGCATCAAGACCGAAGGGCCGTTGAGCAAGCACGGCTTCAACATGCCGCCGTTCATGGCGTTCAAATGGGCGACGGTCTCCAACGATCCGTACGGGCTAAGCCCCTGCATGGATGCAATCGGCGACACCAAGCAGCTACAGCTGGAGACAAGACGCAAGGCGGAGTTCATCGAGAAGGGCGTGCGCCCGCCGATGGGAGCAAGTCCCGAACTCAAGAACGAACCGGCCTCGATCATCCCGTCCAACATCACGTATTTCAACACCGACGGCGGCAAGAAGGGATTCTTCCCGCTGTTCGAGGTCAGTCCCTCATGGCTCAACCCGTTGGTCGAAGACATCAAGATGGTGGCCGAGCGCATCAACAAGTGCCTGTTCGTCGATCTGTTCATGGCAATCAGCCGCATGGAAGGCGTCCAGCCGCGCAATGAGCTAGAGCTCACCAAGCGCGATCTCGAACGCCTGCAGGAGTTGGGCCCGGTGGTCGACCTGGCCGAGGCCGAGCTCAACATCGGCATTCGCCGCGTCATGGACATCATGGAACGGCGGAAGATGCTCAAGCCGATGCCGGCCTCGCTGCGTGGCGTGCCATTGAAAATCAATTATCTCTCGATCATGAAACTGGCGCAGAAGTCGGCAGAGTCGATCGCCATGAAGGACACGTTCGCTACTGGAGGCGCGCTCTCAAGTGCGGCCAAAGCCGCTGGCGTTCCTGATCCTCTTCGCGTTATCAATCTCGACAAGGCATTCCGGAAATACGGCGAGCTCAACAACTTCCCAAGCGATTGTGTCTTTACCGACGACGAGGTACAACAGCACGACCAGATACGTGCCAAGGCACAGCAGCAGGCACAGGGCCCGCAACAGGCCATGGCGGCGGTCACCGCGGCGAAGACTTTGTCGGAGACGCAGCTACCCGGAGGTAACACGGCGCTGGGCGCGATGGTTGGTCAGCAGGGCGGTGGCCCCCCAGCAACCGGAGGACTATAGCGAAATGACCGAGAGGGACACGGGCGCCATGAAAATACTCCGCAGGTTATCCGGCATTGCGTTGCTGCTGTTCGGATTGTGCTGGCCAGCAATGGCACAGATCGGACCCGGGAGGTGGCGGTTCGATACCGGCGGGCACCAACATCATCGGCGGCGTTGGCGCATCCAAACATCTTGTTTCCTCCACGCTGACGAAAATCAGCGGCGCGGGAACTTATACCAGCGCCACCACGACCGCGCCCGAGGCTATTTGCTTGGTGAGTAATTGAGTGAGACAATTTCCGCTCTGGTGGCATTGATCGAGCCGTAGTAGGATGCGCGCATGTCCAATCCACTCCCGTCCTTTAGATCATGGTCCGACTATTCGATTTTGGGCCCATACGGCATCGCGATCACGACACTCACCACAGTCTCGCAGCAAGTGCTCGGCGCCGACAACGCGCGCAACGGTGTGATTTTTCATAATCCTGGGGCCCAGAACAAACGCGTAATGCCGATAGGATCGGCGCTAGCCGGCGGGTCAGGTGGTATCCTGATCGAGCCGCAGACCGATTATGTCCTGATGAAGGATCAGGATTCTCAGTTCAATATCAACACAGCTTGGATTGCCGTCACCGACAACAACGCTGATGGCTCTCTGACCATCCTCAACTTCACGCCGAACACGCCAGGCGCGCCGATGGTCCAGCAGAGCATGCGCTCGCTGCAGCAAGTTCCGGTGGTATCTCCGGTTGGATTCCCCACCATCAATCTAGGGCTCGCCTCGGTGCTGATCCTGGCCGCGGATCCCAACCGCAGGGGCGTGCAGTTTCACAATCCGAGCGCCGTGGTGGAGGCGGTCTGCCCATCGAACCTCGCTGCATCCATTGGCGCAGGCTCGATCATCGTGTTACCAGGAGACACGAAGACCATCATCGGGAACGACCGCGTGAAGGTTAACTGCGCATGGAACGGAGCCTCGGCGAGCGCCGGGCCGAACGCGCTCACAGCGCTGGGGCTTTACGGATGACCAGACACCTCGCCAGGATACTGCTCACCTGCGCGCTGTTGGTCGCGACATACTCAGCGGCGAGTGCGCAGGGCAACGTCATTTGTCCGACGGCAGCTCC